CACCATTCCTCCATGTTGCCGAAGTAATAAACCGTGAAATCGTCGAGGAGGCCGAGCTCGCGCGCAATCGTCATCCCATAGATCATGCCAGGCGTGGATCCTTTCTCATCACATGCCCCGCGTGCATAAAGCACCCCGTCCTCCACCTTGCCTTTGAATGGATCCCACTCCCATTCGCTGGGGTCACCGACTCCGACAGTGTCGATGTGCGAGTCAAAAACAATCACGTTAGGGCCATCACCAATACGGCCAATGGTATTGCCCATTTTGTCAAAACGTACTTCGTTGAATCCGAGTTTTCGCATCTCAGCCTGGATGCGCTCACCACCCGGCGGCGCCAGCTGGTGGAGGCCATAGCGGCGCCGCACGGCCTGGACGTGCAGCTTGAAGCTCAGGGGAATTACCTTCTATTCGTAATTCACTCCTAGTACGCCGGAACATTAACTTTCTACAAGGCGCGAGGAGGAAGCTGTACACAGAAGTACCGCTACGACGAAGCAACGGTGGGCCAGGAACTCCGCGTCCTGCTGCTTCGCGGTTCGGCAAACAACTCCTTGCTGCAATTGGCGCAAGGAAGCTGGACCCCGGAGAATTAACGGCCCGGCCGTGCCTTGACCCATTCATGCAGGCGCTGGACGGTCTGTGTGCTCACGTTCTCGAAGGCCACGGCCATCCCGTGTGGATAGGTCGAGAGGTTTCGCTTCCCGAGCGGGCTCGCCCAGGCCACCCTCCCTACGATCGTCTCCAAACCCGTGCCGACCGTGATGGTCGTTGTCGAGCCGAGTATCACGTCGGAATTGAATGTTGCCGTCGCGCCGAATACCGTCTCGCCGTTGAATGTTGCGGTAGCGCCAAAGACCGACGCGAATGTCGTGCTGACGCCTTCAACCGCGCCCACCGGGAGGTCGGCGATAAAGCCCTGGTTGCCCTGATTGCTGTCCTGAATGATGCAATCGTACAGCGCGGGCTCGGAGAAGAACTGCACCAAGCCATCCGAATTGGACGTGACCATCGAATTCGAGATGATGCCTGCCGCGTCGTCGTCACGTTCCCGGATGATCGTATTCGGCGTGGTGTACGTCGCGCTGCCGCCGGATACCGTGGGCTGTGTGGTGCCTATCAGAAACACACGGTCGTTCTCGGATACCGTCAGGTTGGCACCTGAGACCGCGAACGAGTTGCCGCCCACCGCGGATACCTGTCGAATGTTGTCAGTCGATAGCCCGGCCTGTACCCAGTCGTTTGCCGCGAAGCGTGACGCAACGTCCGCAGAATCGACCGTGATAAGCGTCCCGGTGGAGTCCTGCGACGCGAAGGCTCCGCGGGGGAGTATGTACGCGCGCCAGCTACTCCGCGGGCTAAGTAGCCCCTGCGTGCCGCTAGCGCCGGTTATGTCAAATCGATATCCCGGGATCGAAGCCATTAGTTGCCCACCATGGTCTGACGCGACCTGTCGCCCGGAGAGGTGACATGCGCCGATAGTTCACGAAACGCCTGACGAGCTTCGCTCAACGCGACGGTGATAGGAAACGGACGCTGCTCAGATGGCAAGCGCTTGAGGAATTCCAGCCACGCCTGCGCCATGTAGGCTTCGATCACATGGTCCGGGATCTCCACCGCTTCGTTCTCGTCGCGTGGCGCGGGCGTTACCCGGTAGTAGGTAAACCGCGCATTGTCGTTAGATGGTGACGTAGGGAACCATCTGATTTGACCCGTCTCGAACAGGTTCGGAATGGTGTATGTATGCGGCTCGGACGATATGTCCAGGTTGTACTGCTCGACGAAGTTCTCGTACTCCATGTAGGAAATACGCTGGTCCCGCGTCCCGCCGGCAGAGTCGAGGAGATGCATCGCCAGCGGCTTCTTGATCGCTCCGGTAGCGGTCGAGAATCGCTGATTGGCCGTGATCGATATATCCTCGTCCTGTATCTCCCACGGCCACGAGCCCTTGCGGTTCATCGTTCTCACCGCTGAGCGAAAGGCGTCGGCTGCGAGCGCCCGCACGGTGGAATCAGACGCATCCACCGGGCGCGACAATTCGTCGACAACATCAAGCAACCTGCGCCGCCCGGAGGCTTCCCGGCCGGTCGGAACGACTATCCCGCTGACTGTAGGCATCTAGTGTATCCCCGGGAAGATTTCGCCCGCACCGATGAATTTGGTAATCTTACGCATCTGCGTATCCGAGAGATGCTCCGCGGCACGACGGAATTCGACACGCCACCCGGGGCGCTCCAGACGGAATTGCCGGTAGTGCGTTGCAGCCGTAACGTTACCACGCGGAAGATTGACCAGAGTCACCGCGGGCACCTGGCGATAGACCTGGCGCGTGGTCGTCTGATCGTTCCACTTCAGGTCGCGGTAATTCCTGCAGACCGTGATGAAGCCGTTGTTGTCACGATAATCGCGAACGTAGCACCCCGGGACGTGCCTGCGGAAAGCTTCGATGATCCTATCGTGAGGGATCGAACCGTAGTACATGACCGCCTCATGCGGGGGCCGCCCACGACAGACGGCCCCCGAAAAACTACAGGTTCCAGGTCGAATCGTCGTTCTGCGTCGTGGACTTCGACCGTGTGGTTGCGACCCGAAGAGTCAGACCCGCCAGCGGGTTGATGATCCCGCCGTTGGCCTGGTAAATCTTCCAGGTCATGATGCCGACAAGCCCATAGGGGTCCGCCTTGTCAGCCTTCCCGGGCGGGATGAAGTTCACCTGCGGCACGCCGATACCCTTCGCGTGCGAGATCCTGGCCGCGTAGCCGTCCGCGACCACCGGGCAGCGGATGATCGAATCGTTCGTGGAGTCCACCGTGCCCGCGGTACCGATCGAGACGTTTTCGTCCTCGACCACGCGGACACCGAAGACTTCGCCAATCATCGCCCTCTCGAACTTGTCCTCGCCGCGCTGATCGCCCTTGAGCGCGATATCCTGGAAGGTCGCATCGGTCCTGAGATCGCCCGCAACCTCCGGGGCGACGAGACAGTCAAATGCGCGCCGGCTGCCACCCATGCGTGGCTTCGCGCTTTGCGACCGCAGGGTGGTGTAGGCCGTGTTGAATGACTCCGCGGCAATGCGGTGCGACGGGTTGTCGGCATCCAACGTGGCCTCGGTCAAGGTCTGCGAGCCATCGCCCCAGACCACTCCGACCGACACAGACGACCCGAAGTACTCCACGCTGGGCGCTGTCGATGACTGCGTGTTCCCAGTGTTGTTGACCATGATGTTGATGGCCCGCTGGTCCATCGTATCCTTCGCGTTGTACAGGAACCGACTGGTGAGAGTCGGCATCGGGTTGGGCTCCGCGGTCATGATGACCTGTTCGGAGAGCTGAAGGTCGTTCGCCAGCAGCTCCAGGGTGTAGACCACCGAGTCGACCGTGAAGGACTTGCCCTTCAAATCGCCAAAGGTCATGTACCCCAGGAAGTCGCTGACGCCTGTGACTTGCTTGGAGAACGCATTGATGCGGTGGAACTCGATCACTCGCCCGGAATTTGCCGGGATCACCTGCTGCTCGAGCAGGTCCGAGGCGATGAGTTCGTTCTCCAGGATCTTCTCCAGTTGCGACTTCCAGTAGTTGCGAAGAAGCCGGGCTGGGCCTGATCCGGTTCCTACTCCATGAACTGCCATTGGTTGTGTCCTTTACATCATCGGTACTGCTCGACGCTCTGTCTGAGCAGTGCCGAGATATCGTCCGGCGTGAGTTTACTCACGTCCGTCTCGGTTACCGGGCTAGCCGGCTGCTTCTTCGGAGCTACAGGCGCGGAGGACGCGGCCCGTGCCGCCTCCCGCTGCGTTCGTTGCACGGCACGTACCGCGCCAACGGCGTCGTCGCGCTTGCTCTCCTTCTCCTTGTCGTGGACGGATTGCTGCCACCGGGTATGCGCTAGACGTAAGAAGCCGTCTAGGCTCTGACTGGCCACGGCCTGCTCGGCGGGGCTCATCGCGGTCGTTGCCTCGCCGCTGACCCACTTGCCGAACTCTTCCGCTTCGGCCACAGTCATCCCCTGCTCGTTCAGGAAGCTGTTGAGCACGAGCGCCTGATCCTCGTTGGCCATTGGCGACGGTTCGGGCGGTGCGTAGCTGGCAGAAGCGGGATTCAGCGTGCCTTCCATCTCCCGGATGGCCTGATCCACTTCCGCCTCCGACACACCCGCGTCCGAGCGCGTGGCACGAAGCACCTTGAGCGCCTTGTCGGCTACCGTGGACTTCCGGAGGTATCGGTCTCTGAGAATCTGTTCGTTGCTGGACGTGCGCTGCTTCAGCGCCTCCAGCCGCTCGTTGAAGCGCTTTTCGGCCTCCTTCGTTGCCGATTCCAGTTCTTCATTGCGCTTACGCAGACTCTCGACGTCGTCTCCGGCGTCCTCGGTCACTTCCTCCTGAGCCTGGACTGTCTCCTGCGGCTCCTGCTCGGTCGCGGTCTCGGCGGGTGCCGATGGCTCCGCTACCGGTTCGTCCAGCTCGTCCTCCGACTCCAACCCCTGCAGGGTGAGTTGCTGGAGGGCTTCGCCAGCCTGCTCTTCCGTGACCTCTTCCTGTTCCGGTGGCATATCGCCTCCCCTAGCGTCCCGGTACTAGCCCGGTGGCTCGCTATCCTGTTCCGCCGGTTCGATTACTGGCGAGCGGTAGATGAACTCCAGCCGCGACAGCAGCCATCTCAATTCGCTGTCACGCGCCATGCTCACCATGCACTCTTGAGGGTTGCTGGGCACCGGCAGTTTGGCCCTCCCCTCGATTCGAGACCTGATCATGCCGCCGAGTCCTTCCCGGAGGTTGTCGTTGCCCCGCAGGTAGATTGCCACGCTCCGCTCGTCGCCACTCAGCCGGTGAC